AAAAAAGGTGAAAAAAAATGATTGAAAGAGTAGAAAAAGAATTGAAGGGTCTTGCAAACAGACTCCAGATTGAAGAAAACGAAATGGTGAACAAGTATAACGAAATTGCATCAGCGAATGGAATTGATGTTAGCGAAGAACGACAACAATTGGTTGCTCTAACTTTGGTTAGAAACCATGTGCGTGGGGTATTGTCCTCAAACCGTTCCTCCACATCAACAGGCTATGGTAATCATGGTCATGGTTTCTTTGTTGCAATTGAACCAACACGGGATATTATGGAATGGCGACGTAAGAATGTATTGAGCAAATATCGCTCAGATTCTTCTCAAGCCCTAAATGATGAAATTGTTGCTGAGGTTGTTCTTGAAGATGGTGCTTATGTCAAGACTCAAGTATTGAACGGAGAATGGCAAACAAAGACTATTGGTGGATTGCCCGATGCTTCTATTGAAGTGGGTGAAAATACATGGATTGTTCCTGTTGATGCTGTAAAGACTTGGGCTAGTGGTGATTCAAATAAGAATTATGGTCGCCCTCTTCCTAAAGAACAGTTTCAATTGAGAGCGCATTTCATTGGTGCTAAGGAAGGAGAAGATTATCAATTGTGGACTTTGCAATTGAAGAATGATGCGGCTAAGAATTTCAAGGCTAACACGTTTGAATGGCTTACCCTATATGGTATCTTTAATGACGAGCGTAATGCTATTTATGGTATTCAGAACAAGACACTACAAAGCCTAACGGCTTTAGAAAATCTTGATGAAGAAGACCCACGTTATGTAGATACTTCGGGTCAAGATGTCGAAACATTGTTGGTTGAATGTATGGCTGAATATTTGGGTGATTTGATGGAACTTGAATCATTCCATGAAATGATTAGCCAAAAGCAGGGAACACGTTTGATTGTTACNGATGGTATTGTTACAAGTCANAACCTTACTGTTAATGAAAAGACAGGCAACCGTGTAATGTGGATTGAACCACTAGATGCTTCTTACGGATTTGATGATGATGATATTCCTGATTCAACACCTGTATGGATTCCATCTAATGTGAAGATTGACTTTGGAGCAGGTTCTGATGTTATCGTTGTTGGTCGAACAAATCAGACTCAAAAGAAGGATGATGACGGAATGCCAATTGACGGTGAATACAATCCTGTTTCAATTAATCTATACGGTGTTTATGTAAGAACATCAATGGGTGCGGTTGAAGAGGTTGAGGAAGCGGGGGAAGATTTAACTTTCTGGTGAACTCACATACTGTAAGTCTTTACTGCAATTTATGACAGTTAAAAGACGCAGTAGCCGTGTAAATGTGGCGGTTGAATGACATTCGTGTGGGTGCGAAGCCTATACAAAAAGGAGAAAGAAAAATGATTGTAAAATTAAACGAAATATTACTCGATATGACCGAAGTGGAAAGTATTGAGTGGAAAGAAAACGACGAACATATGGACAATTACAATGTAAGATTTCATATGAAAAGTGGAAAGATGTTCTCTCGCATGGTTCATGAGAATCAATTGAAGCAATTGGAAGCATATTTTGAAGGTGATGAATAATGGTTACACCTTTGGAAATGCTAGAGGCTGAAATGGAGAATCTATTGGCTAATGTGGCTGAGGATAGAAAACTGATTATCGGAACTTTATTAGAAATTAGAACTACGATTCTAGAGTCTCTTAAATTAATAGATGATGAATTAGAAGCATTGGGTGTAGACCCCAACGAAAAAACTACAAATAAAAAGGAATGGTGAAAACAATGGGAATTGGAAAACAAGGACAAGCAAGCAGACTGAATGAAAAAGCCGTAAAGGAGGACGCTAAAAACGCATTTATTAATGCAAAGCGTGAAGCCTTTATGCAACGAAAGAAACTAATTGAGCAACAATCTGGTTATCTATTATGTGGTATTAGTGGAGAACCTGGAACTGGTAAAACAGGGCTATCAATTGATTGTCGAACAGAAGAAGAATTAGATACGCATTGGGTATTTATTCTAGATTTTGACGAAGGTGCTGAACCTACATGGAGACAACATTGGTCAAGTGATGATAAAGTATTTATCTACAACCCCCATGTCTACAAAGAAGACATGACAGTAGATTATATGGCTACTGCTGATATGGCACGTTTCTTTATGGGTATGGTAAAAGAAGCAATTGAAGAAAAGAAGATTACCTTTGAAGATGAAGAGATTGAAGTTAAGGCAGTTAAGGCAATTGTATTTGACGGGCTAGATACATGGCTTGATACTACAAACATGATTGCTCGACTTAATCACATTAAGGGCAATGACCCTCGATTGGCTGATAAAGTTAAGATGGTCCCGACTCAATGGTTTGCTAGAACGCAGGAATATCAGCGTTTGTTTAAAGCGGCTTGTCAATTAAATTGTCATAAATTCTTCATTACACATATGAAGGATATGCACGATGGATTTGAGATTGTAGGTCAAAAGCCAGATTGGGAAAAATCAACTACTGCAAAGTTGTTCCAACATATTCACACTTACCGTGAAGAACGTGCAGGAGTTACAAAACTTTTTGCTAAGGTTTTGAAGTCCAAAACAAATGCAGAAAATGAAGGTCAATCTTTCCTTTTGTTTGAGAACAAAAAGGGAGAGGTTACATGGAACGGATTGGAGGCAATCAAAGATAATAAACTTTGATTCTCGGTCTGTTTAATTTAAGGGGTGCTGTTATGATATGTAGAGAAGGTGAGAAAAATGATAGTAATAGAAGGAAACGAATTAGAAAAAGCAATTAAGATTTGCACACTAAGAGGTAAATACAATGATGGGAGAAGTAATAAGACAGGTTCTTTATCTTCCAATGTTGTTATTAAAATTGACGATGATGTGTATTTTCAAAACGCTAACGAATTTACATATGTTTGTTATAGAGCAGATGTAGTTAGCCATGAAGGTAAAGGCACGTTTATTATTGATACAGATATTCTGTTGAAATATATTGTCAAGTCTGAGAACATGGAATTACACTTTGGTAAGAATCTAGAAGTTAGGTGTGATGGTAGCATTATTACCATTCCCCCTGCAAATACTCATAATAACATGAGTGTGGTAGAAAAGTTAGGTGCTAGACTTAGAGATTTGGATAACAGGACTATTCTAGCAAATGAGGATGAAGATGGTGTAGCCGTTACAGATACATTAAAGTTAAAGACAGTTGTAAATCTACGTTCTGATAATGTCGTCAAGGCGGTTAATCTGGCTGAACGTGTGGGTAATTCAATTTACAAACTAGATTGGAGTTTTCCTAATCTGAATATTTCTTCTTCTGAAAACAATCAGATGGTTGAAACAAATGTCGAGGGTTATGATGATTCTACTGACCGTGATGCTACGGTAGAGTTGTCTCTACCAATTAGTAATATTATCAAGGATGATGATGAATTAGTCATCCTTTTTGATGATGAAAGACCGACAGTATTTGCCAACAGAAAAGTTACCGTGCTTCGTGCGCCAAGATTGAGGAATTGATATGAAAGAAATACTATTGATAATTGAAAACTTAGATGCTGTAATTGCCACTATGCTAAACGATATGGATGAGGCTACATTCCTCAGAAAGTATGAGCATAGTAAGCCTATTCAAATTGCCTATGCTATGGGTAGTAGGAGTTTGGCTAGACAATTGCTAGAGAATGTGGAAGAAGTATTGGAGGAAGAATGATGCAGGAATTATTTATTGGAATTATATTTATGATTGGTTTGTATGTTATGGGTAGATTTCTCTATCCTGACTTACCGCATAAACCAATAGAGCAGGAATTGATTAAGGGTGATGAAGAATGAAATTGAATACAGACAACTTGCTCAAATGGATTAAAGAAACACACCCATCAGTTTATCATAGATTGGTAACAGCCTACAAGGGTGCTAAGAAAATGGGTGAAGAAGAATGAGTAGATTTGAAGAACAAGTTTGTGCTAAGATACTAGAAAGAGCAAAGGTTGGTAAGAGAAAATATGGAGTAACAATGGAACGTGAGGATTTAAACCTACATGATTGGCTAACCCATTTACANGAAGAATTAATGGATGCGGCTGTTTATGTTGAAAGACTCATGGAAGATGTTGTATTTCTAATGTCAGAAATAGGAGAGATTGTAGATGAAGCGAGGAATAGAAGTAACGATTAGGGCTAATCTCAATGATGAAAACTATCAAGTTATTTATGACCCTAATCCTGAAAAAGCAACTGAACTTAATATTATAGATTCAGTAAAGGATAATATTGAATGGGCTATCATAGAACTATTCAATGACTTAGAACTATTTACTGTTAGAGTAAAGGTTGATAGAGAATGGCGAGAAGGAGATGACAGAAATGATAATTGATTATGTGGGAACTGAAATACAACTTATTTATCGGGATGAAAACAATGAACGTGTTGTAGATAGAGAGCCATTTGAGCCATACTTTTATGTCAAAATTGACGAAAAAGTTCCAAGACAATTGGTGTTCAAAGGTAGATATGGCGATAACTATTACAAGTTACAAACAATGTCTTTTGCTGATGCACGTTCTTTAGAGGGTTATCCACTAAAGAAAGTTTTCTATGGTCATCCAGACAATAGATACAATGTCAAGAAGGGTCTTGAGAATAGAGGAATCAGAACCTATCAAGGCGATGTAGATATGAGAAGGCTTTATTGTGTGGACAAACTTGAGGAGGTAAAGGAATACAATTTGCGTAAATGGTATTTTGACATCGAGGTTCAACAACAGGGTATTTATCATGATGCAATTACAGTATTATCCGTGTATGATAATTACACAGATACATACCATTTATTTGCATGGTTTCCAGAACAGTTTCCAGAAGAAATTAAAGACTTTGAAGGTTTAAATATTGTGAACCATTTCCATAAGACAGAAGAAGATATGATGGAAGATTTTGTATCTCTAATGGAAGAACATGACCCTGATATGATTTTAGGTTGGTATGTTTTAGGTTATGATATTCCCAAAGTTATCAACAGACTAGTTGAAATGGGGATAGATGCAACTCGCCTTTCACCTCTTAGAAATATCAAGGGTGTTTATAAGCGTGGAGATGCTATTCATTCTAATATTGACAAGTATATTAACAGCGCACAACCGATTAGAGGTCGTCTTACATTCTGTCTAATGGATAGATTTGAACGACTATGGACTGATTCACAAATGGGGACATTACC